TTGCTATTTTTTGAAACATTATGTTAAAAGAAGTTTTAATAAAATTAGCAGCACCTCTTAGTCTGACTGTGCTGGCTTTGATTGTCGCTTTAGCTCCTTTGTATGTTTTAACTGGGATTCTTGTTCGATCTTCTTCAACAACATCTCCTTCGCCTGTATTCCACCCTCAATCATCAAGATAGTTCTATTTGTTTCCGCTAGAACTTTTTCTGCTTGTTCTTTTGTTTTTACTTGTCTTGCCAATTCTTCTTTCCATTCAAGAATCTGTTTCTCAATAATATTTTTCATAAATTAAACAATAGTAAGAGTTTCTCCTGCTCCTACAGTAACAGTAACACCGCTATCTATAGTAATAGGACCAGCAGACATAGCATTTTTGCCATTAGTAATAGTATAATTAGTCGTTACATTTTGACCATTTTCATAAAATATTTCATCCGATCCACCACCTGTAGCACCAGCCGATATTCCTGTTAAATTTGATCCATCAACTGCTGGTAATGTAGAAGGAAACCTTGCATCAGGTATTGTTCCAGATGATAAGTTACTTGCATTTAAAGAAGATCCTGTAATATATCCAGCACCATTTGTTATCGCATTATTATTTAAAGAAATGTTTGCAGATCCATCGAATGAAACACCAGCAATAGTCCTAGCTGTTTCTAAAGTTGTAGCTGTAGCAGCGTTACCAGAAGTATCTTGATTTCCAGAACTGTTGACACCTGGAAGATCTATATTTGCAGAACCATTGAAACTAACACCTCCAATATTTCTTGCTGTAGCTAAAGTAGCTGCCGTACTAGCTGCAATACCGAGAGCATCTATATCTGATTTAGACTGATCGGCAGTCGCCCCACTCTCTATCCCGTCTAATTTATTTTTAAGTGTAGTTGTAAAGTTATTATCAGTCTGACTTGCAACAACAAAATCAAGAGTTCCATCAGAATCCTGATAAGTCACTGTTATACCTGTCTCAGTGTTACCTGTAACCATACCTCCTACAAAATCTTCTACCTGTTCTTCAGTGAGAGTTGCTGTTATATATCCTGCTCCATTTGTGATTGCATTATTGTTCAATGAGATATTTGACGTTCCATCAAAACTAACTCCTGCAATAGTTCTGGCATTGGCTAAAGCAGTTGCAGTCGCAGCGTTACCTGTACAGGATGCGGATGAACCTGTTGTGTCTTGATTTAAAGTAGCAACTCTAGCTGCTGCAATAGTTCCAGAAGTAATATTACTTCCATTCAAATCAGTAAGTGCAGATCCGTTAAGTGCTGGCAAAGTAGACGGGAATCTTGCATCAGGCACAGTTCCTTCTCCAAGATCATTTGCATCAAGAGAGGCGTATTCCGCTTGACCTATAGCAGTTGATCCAGAACCCGAAATACTTTTAATTTTTAAATATTTATCAGCAGCAATTTGATTATCTGGAAAAATTAATGTATAAGACTGTCCTGCACTGTGAGCAGGTGAAGCTAACTTTATTCCATGACTTTGTGCAGAGCAGTTCAGTTGTAACTTACCATCATTACCTCCAGCACCTCTTACTTCAACAACTCCTGTGCCATTCGGTTCAATTTTTACATTGCCATTACTTGTAGCTGTAGTGATTTTATTGGATTGAACATCTAAATCACCTCCTAATTGCGGTGAAGTGTCATCTACCAAATCTGTTGCGACATCTGCATATTCTAACTGTCCTATTGCTGTAGATCCTGATCCAGAAATACTTTTTACTTTTAAAAACTTGTCAGCAGCAACTTGATTGTCAGGCAATATTAAAGTGTAAGATTGACCAGCACTATGAGAAGGTGATCTAAGCTTTACACCATGACTATTAACGGTACAGTTTAATTGTAAAGTTCCATCAACAGAACCAGACGAACGAACTTCAAAAACACCAGACCCATCAGGAGTTGCCTTGATATTTCCATTACTTGTACTTGTGGTAAACCCAGAAGATTGAACATCTAAATTTCCTCCAAGTTGAGGTGAACTGTCACTAACTATGTTTGCTAAATAACCTGCACCATTAGTAATAGCATTATTATTTAGTGATATGTTTGCTGATCCGTCAAAACTTACCCCTGCAATCGTTCTTGCAGTCGTAAGAGTGTCAGCCGATCCAGCTACAATACCAACAGCAGAACCTCCATCATTTCTACTGAATAACTTGCAATTACTGGTACGTATCGCTAATTCACCTACAGAAAGATCACTAGCTGATGGATCGCTACCACTTGCTCTTTTTAATTTAATTGTGTTTGCCATTGGTAAGCCCTCCTAAGTTTTAGTAGCTACCACCATCTATATTAAAGCTGGAGGCACTTTCATCTTTTAAAAACGTAACCACATCAGATAATCCGACCTGTTTCATTGTTCCATTATCATTTAAAACTACCCTGTCTGCTGCTGCCAGTGTAGTCGATGTAGCCGAAGTTGCACCATCTAATAAATTTATTTCAGCAGTTGTAGCTGTAACACCATCAAGAATATTTAGTTCTGAAGCAGTTGAGGTAACTCCATCTAAAATATTTAATTCAGCAGTTGTGACAGTCGCTCCATCTAATATCTGTATCTCAGCTTCAGTTAGGGCGGCTAAAGCAGCAGAACCACCTGATTGACAACCAGATAAATTATCAAGGTCTGCATCATAAGCTTGAACATTAGAACCAATCGCTAAACCAAGAGAAGCTCTTGCAGTAGCACCAGATTCAAGAACAAAGTTAGAACCATTACCAACAATAAAGTTGCTATCAGTTGGAGTTAAACCTGCAATATCAGATAACTGTGCATCAAAAGCCTGTACATCAGAACCAATAGCTAAACCTAAAGCTGTTCGTGCAGCAGAGGCACTTGTAGCTCCTGTTCCTCCATCACCTATCGCAAGTGTTCCAGTAATAGAACTTGCAGCAAGATCAACAGCAATTTCGGTTGACTCAATAACAAGTCCACCATTAGCTTTTAAATCTACGCTCATTACTGAACCAGCCTTATCTAATCCATCACCTGCTGACACTCCAGATCCACTGCCAGAAAACTGTGCAAAAACAATATTATTAGTGCCTACGACATCTGATCCTTTGTTTGAGGTTACTACAAAACCTGAGTCAGCATTAGCAGTTCCCTGTTCTACGAAAGCAAACGCACCAGCTACTGTAGCTCCATTTGCAAAATCATCTGCCCTCGTAGGAGCACCAGAAGCATTGACTGTGTAAATACCATTTTCGGTCTGAGTGCTCTGATCTTTAAGTAATATTCGATCATTTGTTGCCAAAGTTATACCATCTACTGTCTGACCATTAGCAAAAGCAGAAGATAATGTTCCATTCGCAGTGCTCGCTACTTTTACAGAATCCTTTACATCTAATCCCTGGCTAACATTGTCAACATATTGCTTACTTGCAGCATCACCAGAACTCGTAGGTGTAGCTAAGTTTGTAATCTTTTGACTGTTGGCACTAACAGCAGCCGTAGGTGCTGCCATCTGATCTAATCTATTTGCTTGAACACCAGTATCGAAGTCAGAAATTTTTGTATGAGCTAAAGAGGGAATGTCATCTGAGGCTAAAGATCTGAATGTAGGTGCAGCAGCACTTCCACTGGACGGTCCAGCTAAAACAATATTTGCGTTTCTTGTTGTTGCCTTATCAAAAAATGCTCCCTTACCTCCAATAGCTTCAATAGATGTAGCAGATCCTCCTGCTCCTCCTGTTCCTTTACCAATAACTAATACTTCATCACCCTCTCTAAATGCTATCTCTGCATTTTCTAAAGAGGTTGGGTTTGAAGATCCAGTAGATCTTTTTATTCTAATTGTATTAGCCATCAGAAATTACCTCCATCGACAAGTGTTAGTGTGGTTGTTGTGTTGTCTGCTTTAAATGTATCAGAAGCAGCGTGATAATACAGCACAGCATTATCAACTTTTCCAGAAACATCAAAAGTAAGACCCTCAATAGATCCTGCTGGACCTTGTGGGCCTTGCGTTGTTATCTCAACTGTAGTTACATCAGACACCTGAGAAACTACAACTTGATTGGGATTACTCATGCTGTATAGCCTTCACTTATAAATAGTTTACCCTCTAAATAATAGTTTTTGCTACCACCTGGTTCTGTTAGTAATACGTCATAAAATAAAATACTGGGAGTAAAATTTGTTGTATCAGTGTCACTTAAAGAAATATCTACAATCCCATTAGGTCTATCAGTATATGCAACAGTCCAATCAGCAAACTTTGTACTCCTATCTTCGTTATAAACCTGTGCTGCAACAGTATATCCTGTTAAATTTATAGCTGATCCAGTTGAATCTTTAAATGTAAGACGAATAGGAAAATCTGCTCTTCTTTCAACAGTAAAGTTCTTTTTTCCAGGAATAATCGCCATTATGCAGTAACTTCGTAAAGAGTAAGAGTGCTTATAGCGTGATAGGTGTCTGAATTATAATATCTATTAACATAAATAGTCGCTGCTGTGTTATCACCAGCAAGTTGTACCTTATATGTTGTTGCACTGGTTGTAGCAGGGGAATCTAAAAAGTTCATAGTACGTGTCTGCATATAAGCATTACTACCCCAACTCATCATTGTTGATTCATGTGTTGTTGAACCAGAAGGCTGACCTATATTTGTACTTCCACGAACAAAATTAGTTTTTATAGTTATAGTTCCGCTTCCAACTCCAACACTATAATATATACGAGCATCACAAAAAATTTTACTGCTATTTGAACTAGGAGTGATCGCAGCCGAAAGACCTGTAATATCTGCAAAAGATGTCGAATTATGGCTGAAAGTATCTGTTTTTACTGCTTGAACAACTTGTAAAATTCCACCATTAGCACCACTTGGCAAACCACCTACAGGAACGATTGAATTGACTTTAAGTTGGCTCATTGGACAATCTCCATAACTACAAATGTTGAGGTTGAAAAATAATTTGAACTCCACTGATTCAAATAAATCGTGTTACCTTGAGTTGCCCAGAAAGGACTATATGTTCTTGCAGTAGTATTACTAGCCGTTTCAAAAGCGGTTACAGGGAAAGCTCCTATAAATCCACCACTGCTAGCATAAAGATTCATATTTCCATCTACATTTGCTGAGTTGGTATCAGGTGGCATTATAAGAGTTGAAGTTCCTGAAAAATCAGTAGCCGTATTTCTATAAATTTTAAAATTAGCCGTAGAATTGCTTACAACTGATAAACTTAAATTAGCTTGACAATAAATTATATTGTTTGCATTTTGTGGTGTTAAGGTAATCCGAAAATCGCTAGAAGTTTCAACACCAGCAGTTGCAGTGCTAGTTGTTGATGCACCATCAGTTTTTTTAACTATTTTATATTGAACTATTTTACCAACACCTGTAATGTCTGGATTACCAGCGACATTAGTAAGAGCATTAACTTTTAATGTACTCATGGCTTGGGATATTTAGCTTTTACTGCTGCAACGTGATCCTTCCATGTAGTCGTTCCGTTAACAGCATCTTTATACTGCATATCTAGCTGATCGCCTATAGAAGCGTAAATAGTATCTGTTGTGCCAGCTTCACCTGTTCTTTGCTTTTGATAAAGAATCGCAGCAGCTTCATTATCTAAAGTGGTTTTCGCAGCAGTAATAAGACTGTTATCAACTGAGATTGCATTACCGCTTGCATCAAACACTCCAGTACCATCATCAATAGTTACAGCATTTGGATATGCTTTGCGTATTGCTTCGTGATCTAATCCCATAGTTAGTTTTTAATTAGATTATACATGGAAATAATCATGCTGACACCTCCATCGCTGTAATAGTTGAGATTGATCTTGGTCTATAAACCTGATCATCAGAAGCCTGCGGCCTATTCATATATACAGTTGAACTGCTGGTACCTCCTGTAAAAAACAATATTCTTATTCCATAAGTAGTTGCAGAGGTTGTAGCTGGCGAGTCTATAAAATCAAAAGGTAAGGTTACACATTCATTTCCAAAACTTGCAAGCATCCCCATTGACATACATGGTGTTCTGCTGCCTGCGGCATCACCTAAAGCTCCAGTAACCACGCTTCCATCTTTAAATAAAACTATTCCTATTGAGTCATTATCCACATCCATTGAAACTACAACTGATCCTGATAATCTAATTTTATTTGAATTAGAACTTGGGGTAATAGTGACATTTAAGCCAGTATCATTTGAATAGGTACTATCATTTAAAGAAGATTGACTAAAAGTATCTGTCTTAACTGTTTGCTTTATTTGAGTTATTCCACCGCCTCCACCTGTCGGAACTCCTGCTGTTGGAATTATTTTATTGACTTTTAATGTGCTCATAATTTAAACGACTGTCCAGGTTTCACCAGCACCAACTGTAACTGTTACCCCTGATTGTATAGTAATTGGACCAAAGCTGCCAGCGTTTTGTCCGTTAGTAATAGTATAACTCTGAGTTACTGTTTGGTCGTTTTCCCAAAAGATATTGTCACTTCCAGCACCCTGAGCACCTGCACCAGCAGCAGCCCAACTTAATGTACCCGATGCGTCAGAAACAAGAGCATAACCAGCAACAGAAGCATCCGCAGAAGGTAAAGTCCAAGTTAGACTAGATGAAATTGTAGATGGTGCTTGAAATCCTACATAATTACTTGAATCAGAATCAGCAAAACGTAAGTCATTCTGTGCCTGTAAAGTAAGACCATTTTGGTCAAATATCATTTGTTCTGTTCCGCTTGCAGAAAAACCTAATACATTAGCAGATTTTCTAAACAAACCTAAATCTGTATCGCCGTCAAAGCTAATTGCTGGAGCCGAAGCTGTACCAGCATCATCAGCAAAAAAAGCACCTGTCATAGTGCCACCTCCTGCTGATAAAAAACCAAAGTTAGTTTGACTAACATCCCCTAGTTCAACAAAGTCTGAATTAGCAGCGTTTCTTATTTTTAACTTATTATTGGTTGTGTTGATATGTAATTGATAAGCTGCAAGATTTGCAGCACCAGATGGATCACCAGCAGCACTGTTAACAGTTCTAAGTGACTCCAACACATCTTTTAGGGCTGTGCGAACTTCAAGACCTGTTCCATTATCAGGTGAGAAATTGCTTGCAGTCTCTTTGCCAGTTGAATTAACTCTTGTCATTTACTTAGACTCCCTTGCCATATCCTAACGCTTGAAATGTAAATTTCACATCAATGGGTGTATTTGATGAGTTCTTGAATATTATTGTAAAGCCTGATCCATCAATGCCACTTAATTCGTAGAACGCACCGCTTGGCATATCCTCTGGAGCTATAACAATTGATGGTAAAAACGCAGTTGTTGAACCACCTATATCAGTTGTACCAGTAAAAAATGGTTTTCCAAACACAACATCAAGACCGCTTGCACTTGTTGTTGATTGTAAAGGGGTTGAAATAATGTTCCCACTAGATTGATATTTATTTTCTGTTCTTGATGGCAAGAAAGCGTCAAAACCTAATTCAGTAATTTTTAAATTTTCATTAATATCAACAGAAATAATATTACTCTTAAATTTAAAAGCTCTAGCACTAAAAGACCCATTGAATAAGTTTTGCTCTGTAGTGAAACTTGAATTATCTTGTGATGTCAAGACTTGCAATTTGCTTTTTATTCGATCACTACCAGCACCATCAAAATTTAATCGAGCATCTAAATCTGGTATTGAGTCAAATTGATCTGATACAAAAAACCCTGAAGTTTTTATATGCCTTTTGAGTCTTATGTTTTGAAATACAGCAGCAAAATCTAAAACAGATGCAAATTCATAAGTTCCTGTTAAATTAGTCGCTGGATTTGTTAATTGCAAAGCATTTGAACTTACAGTCAAATTTGTTTTATTGCCACTAAATGCAGTCTGTTCTCTTTGACTTAAAACTAATAATTCGTCTGCCATTTCAGGCAAAGAAAGTTCAACTTTTGCTTCTGTAGCTGAAAGTCTACCACCTAAGTCACGAAATTTCAAAGAATAAGTGCCTGTCAAAGCTGGTAATATTGCTTCATTAGTAGAACCATTTATATTTTCGTTTAGGTCTGTTGAATTAGAAAAAGTTGCTGATGATAATGTGTCTGGTGTATGTCTTATAACACAGGCTCCTCCAAATTCAACGTCAAGACTTGTAGTTTTTGTCCATGATAGTTTTACTTGTGCATTGTTTATAGGTTCAATTTCAAAATTTGTTGGATTTTCTGGAACAGCAGTTAAACCCGCAGTATCAATAGTTGTTTCTGTAGGACTTGCACTTCGTTCACCACTTGAATTTATTGTATATATTTGAATTTTATAAGTTCCAGCTTCAGATGGTAATATTTCAAATTCTGACTCTTGTGTGTTAACAACAACAGGGTTTTCATCATCTTTTGTATAAATAAGTTGATAAAGTGAAGCACCCTCAACAGACTGCCAATCAATAAAAAGTTTTGGAACAGGTCTATTGTTATTTAAAACAATTATTTCTTGTATTGCTTTTGTTCCATCTGCTCCATCTATTATTTGAGGTGATGGCAAAATACTTGTAAGAATGTTTATATTTTTAGTCGGTAATTGCTCACCATCTTCAACTGCTTCATATTTACCTTCGTTAAAGTTAATAGCAGAAATAGAAAAAGTTTTTTTCGTATTTTCTTTTATATCTACAATTCTAAATGCTTGAACATCTATTTCTCCTGACTCAAGAATAAATGGACTGTTAGTAACAGGTGCTGAAGTAAAATTTGATGAGACATTTACTACTCCACCAGACGTGTAGTTAGATATTGTTTTTGTTTCCACAGAGCCATCAGAAAGCATACAACTTATTTGTGGGCTATCACTTATGTCAGGTAAATTTGTTTGCCCTGAGTTATCTAAAGTTATTTGAGAAACAGTTGCAGATTTTACTAAGCCACCTCTTCTTGTTGAGGATTTAACTCTATCTGCAATCCCGATAATATCGCCAATTCTTAAAATAGAACCTGCTGCAATATTTGTTTCAAACGTAACGGTTTCTGTTTGATTTTGTTGGGTTTGTAAAAACCATTTACCTACTCTTTGTGCCATACCCCTTGAGGTTGTGCCAAAAGTACTGATTGTTTTTGTTTGTGTGCCATATTTTGATTGAGCATTTGTGTCTTTGACAGTTACATAATCTATTTCTTGTGTTTCAAGATCAAAGTAAGAAACATTGATAACATTAAATCTAGTTTTTGAAGATGTACTAGAATATAAAAAATCTCCACCAATTACATTTGCATTATTAAAAACGTAGTCAAAACTTAAAGCACTTGGATTTGCGTGGTCTTTTGGGGCATCTTGAACCACTTTTATAGCTCCTTCTTCGTAGTAAGGTATTGCTCTCATTACAGAACAAATATCTCTGATAACTTCCATTGCATCACGCCTGTTGTTGAGATTTACATTGATAGAAAAACGTGGCTCCTGACTTCCATTTCCATCATCAACTAAGGCACTACAATATGTGCTAACGGCATAAAATGTAAAAGGATCTAATTCACTTTCTGGAATACCACAACCATATTGTTGATCGGCATTTCTATCACTTTGAGTAATTAGCAAATCATATAAAACCCAAGCTGGATCACTTGTCCAAGCTTTATCAGTCTTAAAAGTTCCATTAAAAGTTCCACTATAAATCAAACGTCCATTTGTTAGATCAACAGTTGCGTTATGAGGTATTTTTATAAGTTTTCCTCTAACTCGAAAATTTCGTCTAGGCGCAGTTTGAAATAATTCAGAGCTAAATCTTAATGCTGTATAAGCTATGTGTGGATAATTATTTGGCTCTCTTATAATCTGTCTTATTTCAGCAAGTCGCATTGTGTTAAAAGTATTTTCATCACCAACATCATTACCTCTTTCAACACTTACTACTATTGGAAAAAACGACCCAGATGCACCTGCAGTGTTTGTGTTATATCCAGACAATTCTCTTAAATCAATACCGTAATCTCTGTTGTATGGGTTAAAACTTTTACCTGTTACTGTATCATTAATGATTGTGACAGCAGATCCGTTGTTAGGATTTACTTTTATAATTACTTGAACTGATGTTGAATCTCTGTTTCCATTTTCAGAATTAACTTTAAAAAATTGATCGAATTTTATTTTTACTTGTATAGTGTCAATATTTACATTGCTGACAGTTCCTGATCTAGCAGTGGCTGATCCTCCAACTGGAAAAGTACATTCTTGGCCTTTGTCACCTGTAACAACTTCACTACTTTGTTGTTCAGCAGCAAAAAGAACTGTGTTGTTCGCTGTCCCATCTTGAAACTCAAATCTAAATCTGTCTTTTGGGTAGTTAAACTCTGAATCATTTGGGTTTGTATTATCAGCATCAGCCTGTAAGACAGCGGTTCGATTTAAAAATAAATCCTTCAAAAAAGCATTTTTATAAGCAGTACTGGTCTTGTCTGTTATACCAGCTTTGCTTGCTGTGGCACTTCCCTCAATCTGACCCTCTGCCAAAATATCAACAACAGTACCAAAATCAATAGATTTTAATTTACCACTATCAACAATTCCAATAATTGTCCTTAAGAATCCTCCACTATCACCACTTGCAAACGCATTAACAAACATAATTTTTATTCCTCATTCACTACTTGAAAAGTGTCTATTGAAGAACTTACAACTGTACTGCCGACCACTGTTTCTCCATAAATTATATTTATTGGAACTCCCTGCTTTGAATTATTTAACAGTCCAGTAAAACTATAATTTGGGTCTTGCGGATCTTCTTGCCTTGCAGAATTAAATGGTTTTGGATCAGGAGTTAGCATATCAGTTACACCAGAAAGAAGCATATTGACACCCACCGCTAAAAATGTACTTTGTAAAGCAGCACCTATTGTGATTCCTAATACTGTTGCACCAGCACCCCAAGCAGTAAATAAAGCACCAGCAGCCAAAAATATAATTTCTCCATGAACTACAGGTACAATTTTTATATCACTTTCTGTTTGCATATCTAATAAATCCTTTGTAATTCTTAAATCACCAGCCATTATGCAATATTCTTGATCTTTTATATGTTCTCTTACGCCTTGAAAATTATTAATCAAAAAACTAAATGCTTCTTTAGGACTTTTAGCATTGATTTCAAAAGTCGATTGACCTACAAATTTTCTTAATCTTCCATAAATTGTTAATTTAATCATTTATTTCAGATGGATATACAACAATAATAGACTCTGATTTAGGTTCTACAAGATAAAAAGGTAAATCTAAATACTTACAGGCCATTCTATCAGTATGACTAAAAGCTAATTCACCATCAGGGTGGCTATGTACGATACCAAGAACCTCACCTTGATCTTCACCTCTTGCGTAATCTAAAGGGTCTATAACAAATGATTTTTCTTTGTATGCTTTAGATATATTTTTACATTTCCAATATGTTTCAACACCATCAAGATCAATAACAAGTCCACAACATTCTTCTGGATATGCCTCTGTAGCATGGTCAAAAGCATCTGTAGCCCACTTATATTCTTGCATCATACAAACGTGCCTACAGCTGGAAATAAGTCTCTTGTGACCACTCTTTGTGGAACCAATCTATTTTCTAAATCATGGGCTGCTGTAAGTTCAAATTGAACAATCTGTCTATTTTCAATAGATTTACGATCAATAACAAAAATCTCATCACGCAATCTATCAACTGTTCCATTTGTTGTATCAACACTTGTATTAAAAGGATTTGACCCAGATGAGAAGTTTCTATCATCTAATGCAGACGCTAATGGCATTTTTCTGGTTATTTTTGCATCAATCAGATCATTATGTGGTGTGACTTCATTTACTATTTGCAAAAAATCACTCATTGTAATTAAAAGTCCTGTCGCTGAGTTTTGTTCAATACCACCTAAATTTGAAAAAGTTATTGTAGGTCTTGGCAAAACACCTGTGCTTTTTCTTTCAAAACCATCTACTTTCACTGCAACTCTTTGATATGTATTTTGCCTGTAAATTACTTCGCCAAATGAGTTAAGGTTTGCACCAGCATGAAATCTATAAACAGTAGGTAAATTTTGTGGGTTACCTGAAGCAATATGCTTACCAACAGTTAGCTCTAGTTCAAAAAGTTCAATGATAGAACTAGGATTTATTTTATTAAGTTCTGCAAAAGGTATTGCCATTACGCCTCAAATACCTCCCTAAAAACACAAGTAAGTCTCACTCTGTTTAGATAGGGAATTGATCTTGGGAAATCATCGCAAACAAATTTTCTTGAAGATGATTCACTTGGTAAAGTGTAATCAAAAGATGCACCATCATCAATTCTTGCATTTAAAAAAGAAATCGCTGTATTAGCATCAGTTTGAGATAATTCAAAAGTTAAATTAACAGATAAAGGATTTTGATTGAGTCCCTCTGTTAAACGTTGTTCAAAGCCATCACCAAAGCTCAAAGTTCTTACTTTAGGTTTTGAATTAATCTTTGTGTTATAAACAGGGTTTGTTATAGGAAAAGTAGCCATTATGCTAATAAACCTCCAGATCGTTTTTGATTTATTATCTCAGCCTGTATTGCTGCTGCAAGCTGCTCTCCAAACTGATTAGCATTTGCATCATCACCTTCAACAGACGAACCAGAAGCATCTACGTTTACCACTACAGTTGTGGAACCACCAAGAGCATGATTTGGTGTAATCATTCCTGATACTCCAGGTGTGAATAGCTCTGGTCCACGTTCTCCAACAATAAAACTACCACCTCGTTTTACTGGTCCACCTTCAGCCCTACCTCCAAAGAATTTACCAAG